GATGCTTCGAACTTGTGGTAATATGTATTTCGCGCCCCACATACTCTATTTGAGGATCGATCCTCCCAAACAATACGACGAACTGGGACGTCCGATAGCTATGTCCGAAAATGATGCATGGCAGGAAATAGGTGATTGTCGTTGCGACGACGACACAACCGTCCGCCTTGTATCAGAGAACGGGGAGGTGCGCCAATCGAAATACCACATCGTCTACGAAGGGAGAGGAGTACCCAAAGGAGGTTACGTGAAATGCATTGACAAGGCGACCGGCACAGTACGGGGCGAAGGCTCTGTGGCAATAGCCAAGGTAAACAACTATTTCAACGCTTCAGACCTTTGGATATGATTACAACGGGAGACGCGCGCAACATACTGTTCTCGGCGTGTAAGGGGGTTGGGATAAAGGACATGCACACTTCATGGGCTATCCCCGAGGGGAAAGTCAATAGAGAGCGTATCGTCGTCATCACACCACCCGAGCAGACGTCGGACACGTATTGGGAAAATTGCTTTGTTGCTGTAAACCTGTGCGTCCCCGACATCAAGGGAGAAGCGAACCTAAAACGGCTGGACGAACTCGAACGGGCAGCCAAGGCGAGATTCAAAGAATGGACATACGGTACTTATGACGGATCCGCATACAGGTACAGGTATGAGAATATCGGCCGCGAAGAAGATGTGAACCTCGGATGCCACTATATCTACATCAGAGTACTATTCAGAGTATTAAACATTAAAAACAACTAAAACAATGGCAAAAGTAATAGCAGTAGGAATCAAGAAGCTGTATTATGCAGACCCCGCGAAGGTCACAGGAGATCTTACGGGTACCCTTCTGGCAACCATCATTAAAGATGTCAGCACGAAACAGGTGGAGAACATCCACCAAGACACATGGAGCATCGAAGAGGAGGAGCCGTCTACGACGGAGTACAGGAATCAACTCACCAATGGCGTATATCGCCAAGACACCGAAATGGGTAACATTCAGATGTCGTTTACCATCGGGCAATACGACTATGAAACCAAGGCGGCTTTCATGGGCGGCACGGGGTCGGAGACGTCATGGAAACGTGCGAGAGGCGTCACGCGCATTGAAAAATGCATGATCGCCCTGACGGAAGACAACCAGTATTGCGTCTTTCCGAAGGCCTCGGTTATCGCCCGTAACACCAATAATGAGGGAGCCGTAGGTATCGGTGTAGCAGCTGCTGCCCTGGAACCAGACAACACGGCGGTCTCGTCGGAATATTGGTTCGATTCTTCGGAGGTGGACGTCGAATAAGAACCTCCAAGCCATCAGCAGTCCAGGGGTGGGAGGCGTGTGCCCCTCACCCCTATTTCTTAAAATCAATCTTATGAAATTGGAGTTTATCAGTATCCGCATCGCATCGAAGGGATACACTGTATACAAGATGTCCCCCATGACGGCAACGCGCATCATGACGGCGCGGGATGTCAACAAAGATCCGGACGAGAGTAAGGCATGTATATCGGCGATGGCGCATAGTATAGCCTTGGCGGTTGTCGGCAGCCGCAACATATTCGCGGGTGTCAGGGTGTGGTTTTTACGCCGCAGATTCATGAAGCGGGGCACATTCAACGAGTTGTTCGACTGTTACCAGAAAATACTGCTGATGATACCCCTTGAGGATATTGCCTCGGTTGCAGCCGTAATGGAGGGATTGTCCGCAACAATATCCAAAGACCATGAGTAAATCGGCGGATATTGTCGCCAGGTCATTGCTGAATACGCATCATGTGTCGGTAAAGCTCGGGGTGCTGAAATTCCGGGTATACCAGCCGTTCGTGAAGGATTTGGCAAGGGCATTCGCCGGAGGGAAAATAGACGTTTCGATCTCCGGAAGGCAAAAATATTCCATGGAAACAATATCCAAGCTGCTTTTTCGGCGCTCATGGTGCCAAAAACTATTCCTGTGGTACGCCAAGCGGTATGCCACCTGTGAAGAGATTTCCGCCGCGACCATGAAAATAGCCGACATCGTATCGGGCAAAGACTTGTTCGATTCGGTGAAGATCGACAAAACACGCCGGAAAACAGTGTCTGAAACCGTCGGGAATAATACGATAACGGGCATTATTGCAACGATGATGGATCAATTGAACATCTCCTACAACGAAGCCTTCCAAGGCATAAACTACCCTACCATGCTACTCATGATGACCGACAAGGTGCGCACGCTCGTAGGGGACGAGGAAAAAATAGTGCGGGGATCGGGCGCCGATATGGCCCGGAGAAGAAACAATAAGAAAAGAGGCAATAAAGAGCAGCAATGAGCGCATTATCATTCAAAATAAACGCGGAAACCGATAAACTCAAGAGTTTTATTACCATGCTTGAGTGGTTGCGGCAGGTACTGGCCGAAATCCCGGACAGTACAAAGGAATTCGACGTCATAAACCGTAAAATTGGCGAGATGGAGGCGCGTGTCGAGCAGACAATGCGCAAGATCGCCCAGATGGAGCAGCAGGCAATGGATGCGGCGTCCAAGGCTGCCGCATCGGCCACGACCGGAACTGCTGGCGACGGTTCTACGGCAGGAACAGCGGCTACCCAGGCCGAAACTGCGGCATACCATGACCTGCTTAGTGAGCTAAAAGCCGCTAACGACGAAAAAACAAAGGCAATAGCCCAAATTAGACTGTATTCAAATGAGATCGCACGATTAAAAGCGGATGTAACCGCGCTCAATAAGGAAGAGCAGCAGAACGGGCAATTGTCTGCAAAGAAAAGGGCGCAAGTATTGGACGCTGCCGTATCTATCGAGGAATACAAGCAGGAAATATCCCAATTGAGGCGGGAGCTTGCCAACCAAATCAAATTGGAGCAGACTGCCATCGGCTCAATCAACGAAATGTCCCAGGCACTTACCCGTATGCGTGCGGTGTATAAAAATATGAGCGCCGCGGATCGTGAGGGGGCGCAAGGGCAAACGATGCTTAAAAACATCGAATCGCTCGACACGAAGATCAAAGAACTGGATGCATCAATGGGCGTCCATACTCGCAATGTAGGTAATTATGCCTCGGGATTCAATATGCTGGGATTCCAGATTCAGCAAGTTGCCCGCGAGTTGCCATCGCTGGCATATGGCCCGCAAATATTCTTTGCCGCCATATCCAACAACCTGCCGATGCTGGCCGATGAAATAGCACGGGCGAAGAAATCGGTTGATGAATTGAAGAAAGCCGGGCAAACCTTCACGCCCGTATGGAAACAGATAGCATCGTCGATCTTCTCCTGGCAAACCCTGCTTGTGGCCGGCGTAACCGTGCTTACCCTTTACGGCAAGGAGATAACCAACTGGGTAGCGTCGCTGTTCAAAGGTAAAACGACGATAGACGCCTCTGCCGCTGCACTCGAACGCTTTAATTCCGCTATGGCTCAAGGTTCGGTGTCGGCTCAATCCGAATTAACCAAATTGAATCTGCTGTATAGGGCTGCGACAGACCTTTCCAAGCCCTATGAAGAAAGAGCCGAAGCGGTCAAAAAACTGCAAGACATATACCCCGCTTACTTCGGCAATATGGCTGCGGAACAGGTTATGGTCGGGAATGCTGTCGGTGCTTATGAAAACCTGCGCGACGCAATTATCGAGGTCGCAGAGGCGAAGGCTGCCCAAGAACTTATTACAGAGGACAAAAAGAGTATAGCACGCATCAAAAAAACAGGGAATGCCTATACCAATTATTCTAATGCACTGAAAGAGTACAGAAAAGAATATGATAAGGCAATACAGACATACATGGATTTGGGTCAGGGTGGCCAAAGCGCTATTTGGGGTGCTAAAACTTTTGCAGAGGCTAAAACAAACATAACCCAATTCCGGAAAGAATTTATTAGCGCACTATCGAAGCTTGGTGAGGAAGGGAATACTATATGGAAGCACATTAATGAAGATTATGAAGGTGATGTAGATGCATTTATCACGGCAATAAATGTCGGCATCGAAAAATTGACCCCCGCAGCAGAAAAATTATACACGACCCTAACGCCGGATGAACTTAACGCAAAGGCGGAAAAAGCCCGCCAAGAGGCAAAAAGCGCAGCAAAAAAAGCCGCATCCGATCAAGAGCGCAATCTAAAGGAGCTCACCAAGCAATTGCAAAAGCTCCGGGATGATGCATTGCAGGCGGAGGTAGATTCCATGAAGGACGGCACGGCCAAGAAACTCGCTCAAATTGACCTCGACTATCAGAAACGTGCCCGAGCCATACAAGAAGCCGAAAAAAAGCTGCTTGAGTTACAAGAAAAGGAAATTGATGCCCAGTATAAAACAGACACTTCGTCTGAACGATTCCTTGCAGGACAGCAGATGATTGCGCAGTACAAAGGGAATGTAAATCATTTGGCGCGCCCACTTGTTGAAGCGGCGGAATTGGTAAAAAAAGGCTGGGAAGATGCCGGAGAGGGTATTGCCACCGTTTTCAGCAGCCAATATGGTATTATGGATGCCAAGGGAAAGGTGACTGAGATTTTAGTCACCCCAATCCTGCCTAATGGGGACATTTTGTCTCCACAGGAATTGGAAGATTATATATATACTCAACTCGAAGGAGCACAAAACATTCTTGCCGCAGACACCAAAGGTTTAGTTATCGCCACCAATGTAGCTGCCGATGGGTCTGCTGGCGAAAAATATCACGAACTTCAAGAGGTATATTATGCTGACAATATCAAAGCGGCTGAAGGTGTTAGAATATACACGGAAGCCTTGAAAGAGGCAAATGAAGAACAGCGGAATAAAGAACGTGGAACCGCTTTATTGGTGGGGCAAATTGGTCATGCCGAACTTTCAGCGCAATTCGACGAAGAAATTCAATCTTGGGATGAATATCTGCAAAAATATGGAACCTTCCGGGAAAAACTGCAAGCTACAAAAGACATTTACGACCGTAAAATCGAAAAGGCTGGTAGCATTGGAGAACGGAAGGCACTTGAAGCCGAGCGAGATGCAGCAGTAGCAGAAATTGAAGTACAAGCCGGGCAATGGGTACGAGAATTGACAGGCAAGACCATGGATGAATTATCCGCCCTGAAAGCAGAGCTGGAGGCATCGCTACAAGCACTGGAATCCGAATATAATGCCCTCGATTCATCAGATAGTGCCCAAGGACAGAAATTGCGCGGTGAGATCAATCAGACGCAAGCAAAAATTAATGCAGTAGATAAAGCTGCTTCGAGTACAAAATTAGCCCCCAAAGATAATGCGATCAAGAAATGGCAGCGATTAGAGAGGACACTCGGTGATATTGCAGATGGATTCGAGGGTATTGGTGATGCCGTTGGGGGCACTACCGGCGAAGTCATTAGTGCGGCGGGCGAAATTGCAACTAATGCAGCCAGTATGATTAGCAGCATTGTTACTCTTACTGAATCGTCGGCGGCAGCTATTACAACGACATCAACAACCGCCACCAGTGCGATCAAAGCTGTTGAGCGAGCATCCGTTATTCTTGCTATCATTCAAGCGGTATTGACAATAGCAACTAAAATAGCCAGCCTATTTAATAATGATGATGAAAAACAAGCGGAAATAGACCGACTGCAAGGTAGAATTGAGCAACTGCAATGGGAATTGGATAATGCCAATGCAATTCGGCTCCAAGAAAATTCTTTTAATGCTATTCAGAAGGTAAAAGACGCTTATAATGATGCGACGAAAGCGATATTGAGCGCATACGGAAAACTAAGCCCCTTCGGGGAAGCCATCGTTAAGCGAATCAACGCGGCTAAAATAGAAGAAAAGGCAATCAAAAGTATAGCAGATGCCTATTCAAACCTTAAATATACAGACAGCAATCTTCTGGGGGAAAATAAGTTTAGTAATACCCGAGATAAACTTAACAATCTTGCAGAACAGCAGTTGTTGCTTCAAAAGCAGATTAATGCAGAGAAAGGCAAGAAAAAAACGGACAAATCAAAGATAAAAGAATGGGAACGTCAAATTCAAGAACTTGGAGAAGAAGCTGCTGAAGTAATAAATGAGGTTGTAGAAACTATTATCGGCGGCACGGCAGAAGATATTGCAAAAGAACTTGGCGATGCCTTCATAGAAGCGTTTTTAGAAGGTGAGGACGCCGCTAAGGCCTGGGGTGAAAAGGTAGACGAAATTGTTGCTGACATCATGAAACAAATGTTAGTCAGCAAATTTGTTGAAGAACGTATCGGAGATATTTTTGACCAGTATAAATCCAAATGGTTCAAGGATGGAGTTTTTGTCGGGATTGACGGTGTGATTGATTCCATGGGAAACTTTGCCGACGATCTCAACAAAGTTGGAGAGGAATTTCAAGCTATTTGGGACAGCCTTCCCGCTGAAACAAAAGAATTACTTGGGAATGCTGGCGCAGCTCGTCAGGAAGCCACGGAAAGAGGCTTTCAAACAATGTCGCAAGATACGGGTGATGAATTAAACGGTCGTTTCACCGACATTCAAGGCAAAATAACCGACATCCGCGGCTATGTAATGGCGCAGACGCAATCAATAATTGGTCTTTTGACATCTATGGCCAATATTGAAACAGCCATGTACGCAAGCGTACAGGTAAATAATGAGCTGCTCCGATATGCTGTGATGACCTACATGGAAATTGTGGAAATAAACGGCAATACAGCAGCCATGAGAGTTGCCTTACAAGGCATCCAAGAAGATATTGCGGCGATTAAACGTAACACGAGTGAATTGTAACCATGAAGATTGAAAAAGACATATCAGACCTAAGCAAGTTCATCGACGGCATTCAAGGTGAGGTCGTGGATTTCATGGATGAGAAGGCGCGAGAGGCCGTAAAACTCCAACAGGTCGAAGCCAATTATCGGAACCATACATGGAATCTTCGCAGTTCCCTCGGATATGTTGTAACCTACGACGGCAAGGAGAAGCGGCGGTACATAAGCGGAATGAATTACGGTGATGAAGCTGCTGAGGCGATCAAAAAGTGGCTCGATGAAGTCAACAAGTCGGGAACCAGCATTGTATTTGCCGATGGCATGTTTTACGCTTCTTTCGTCAGCTCAAAAGGCTACGATGTCCTGGACACCGCACAATCTTATTTAGTCAAAGCATTAAACGGAAGAGAATGAAAAGGGATTTACTCATAAACGGCTACGATGCCTATGCAATGGGTATCGCAATGGGATCGGGTTTCATTGCAAGTCTAAGAGCACCGGCAAGCCTCAAAGATTTTGTAGAGAATGACGACCCAAAAAAGGACGGCAAGCAGGTAATTTACCCCGAAGAACCGAAAGTTGCCGCCCGCGATCTGACGCTGACATTCGTGATCTTCGGCGATACGCTCACAGAGCACACGTTGAACTACAACAGTTTTATAGAACTACTAAAAAGAGGCAAAATGGACATCAGCGTACCTTTAATATCTGCGGATATTTACCACTTGACTTACATAGGTAATTCCGGCAGCTACATGATGTCCGCAGACCTTACCACCTCACAACTGACAGTAAAATTCAATGAACCCAACCCAGCAAACAGGGTCGCAAAAACAGAAAATATATGACAACCCAACACAATAAGAGTGTAGATGCCATACGGGCGATGGCACTACAAACGGGCGCTTGTAAAAAGATAAACCGCGTCCAAGACTTCCCCGAGCTAATCAAACTGATGTTTACCCCACAAGGGATCGAGTTCTGCCAGGATCACAACTTCCCCGCAGTCGAAGTGTTCAGGGAAAACCGAAGCAATCTTCAAGGATTGGAAGTATATGTCGACGCTGGCGACATCACGCTAAAGGGCAAAGAATATGTATGCCTGGTCGGTGATACGAAGGCCACTATCGAGGCTTCCGGGGCTAAATTCACACATACAATCATATTGATGCACGGCGCACGAGCCCAGATCAATGCAAAAGACTATGCCGTGCTGAATATCGTAAATATCAGCGGGGAGTATTCGGTAAATAAGGATGGAACTGTCGTTGTATTGTAAAATTTAAGGGGTTGCTAACAATATTGCAAGCATCCCCTTAAATATTTTACCAACTCTTTTCTACATCACTTTGACTGGCTGCATACTTAATTAAATACGAAGTTCTTCCTTGAGTAACTCGGACATAATATTTGTTTGGTCGAACATACCAGATATCCCCACCCGTACTTAAAAGTTTGCATCGGTCCATTAATGAACTGTTTATTTCTATCATTTTATTCGTATAAGTACCAATCTCTTCTGTTACCGCCAATATGCGTTTTAGAGTACGTGAGTATGCGTAGGTAATATAATAAATCCCATTCCCTGGTTGATACTTAATTAATGAAACATCGCTATCTATATTAGATGTATCCATACTAATTGGCTCTTCTTTGTGATAGCTGGAAATATCATTTATATTTGTAGCTTGTTCAAAATTCAGATACGGATCTATTACATAATTATTTACAGACTCAACATTTACAGTACAAGATGTGGATGCTCCCTTATAATTAATTGTTAATTGAGTCGTTCCAACATGAAGCGCAGATACCCTGCGTCCATAGCTTTGTACTACGAAGTCGTCTTCGGATTTAATATCGCAATCCGAAATATCAATATCAGTATTCACCAATTCTAATTGCACCTCTTCATTAACAATTAGATTATAATTTGTTTCTTTTAGTTCTAATTTAGGGGTAGAATCGTCGCCTTTGCTGCAACTAAAAAGCGACATTGCAGCAACAAATACAAATAGAATAGGTATTCTTTTCATATCAATAAAAATATTATTGGGTTAGTAACCCAAATTTACAATTTCACATTGGAATATCCAAAAAAAGCGAGGAGTGATTTTAGCCATCTCTTGTCTTTTACATATCATCAGTCAAAGATTAATAGAAGGCTTATCATAATATGAAAAATCCTCTACACTTCCTGTTGATAGTTCTATATAATTATTAATCATAAAGTCATGAAGATCGCGCACAGAACCATACAGTATCACCTTATCATTACATAGGCTCTTGCATACCGAAGTCCCGTACGACATTGCCTTGATTATTATATCTTTATATTCTGGCGCTTTCAATATTGACTCTTGAGCATGTCTATATCCATGAACTGCACCCATTATACAGAGACGATACAAGGCGTGGTCTTCCATAAATTTATAATTATCAAGTCTTTGAGTGTTTGTATAATTATAGAGCAACTCTTTATTTGCAGGATACCACCCATATCTGGCAGCTTCATCTAATGCACGTATTGCGTTATCACTCTCATCATCATTGAATTGCTTTTCGGATAACATCATCAAGCCAACACAATAATTTTTCAAATTCTTTGCATTAATTAAGCATTCTTTATCCGGAACAGACAAAAATGGGGAACAAAATTCTTCTACTTGATAATATATTTTATCTAGTTCATTACTAATTTCATCTTTATTGTCAATGGGTTGTAAGATTTTTTTAGCTCTATTTATTTGAGTATACATATCAGTCGTATATTCTATTATTTCTGCATGAGATTGTAAGAATACCACTACAAGTTGGTACCCTTCATACTGCCTTTTAATAGCCCTCAATATACATTCATTATACCTTTTTTCCGCAGACGACAAAAATTCAGATAAACATATACCATGATTTAACAAGCTATTATTATCATCTTTTACATCAATAGATGATAGAATATTTTTAATCTCATCGAATTCGTAATATACAGTTTCCGCAAAAAAAGCATAATCCATTACAATAAAAGAATGCATCACTTTTTGTGCAATATGATGTGTCATATTTAAATAAGAATCGACCGGATATGCAGATGCATTCATTATATAATGCGCATCCTCGTCGCCTTCTTGCTCCTCATCTAGATACAACTCTCCCTCGTCATAATTTTCAATTTCATTTTCACACGGACGAGTGTTTTTTTTCTTAATCTTAAAAAGAATAATAACAATTATTATAATTAGGATAATGACTAAGAGAAGCATTGTATTTTCGCATTTTAATAGGTATTCCAAATTTACAATTCTCTATTGAAATATCCAAGAAAAAAGGCGAGGAATGGTAAAAACCACTCGTCGCCTTTGTGTTTATAGGCTTGTAGTACCTTTATTCTCCCTCTTTTATACATTCGACGGCTACCCCAATTTGTCGCATACTATTAGCGCATTTATTCGCGGTATCCGTAAATTCTTTTAATGCCTTTATTGTATTAAATACATATATCTGGCCTTTATCGCGAACGAAGGCAACAAAGTCTTCTTTCTCCGCAAATAGTTCAACAACATCTACCCCGAGAGCGTCGGCAACTTTTTCAAGCGTACCGATTGTCGTATTTCCTGCAATAGCCTTTGCAAGCCCAACGGCCGTTATTCCAATTTTTTCTGCTAATTCTTTTTGAGTTATGCCTTTATCTCGGCAAATCTCTTTGATCCTAAATTTTGCCATAAACAATAAGTTTAATTTCCACACCAGTTGCAAAGATAGAATAATTTGCCATAAAATTATATAAACCAGATAAAAAATAATAATAAGTGTAATTTTCATACTTAAACATTTGGCAAATATTATAATTATTGTTATGTTTGCATTGAGAATAAAAAACAATAACTATAATAAATCATGAAAGCAACCTACAACAAAACGAAGATCATGCGCAATGCTTGGTATCTGAAAAAGGTGCAGCCGTCTATGTCGTTCTCAGCCAGCCTCAAGAAGGCTTGGCGCAACGAGAAGTTGGCGATGATGACAAGGCGTGTCGAGAACCGACCGATGGAGCAGCCGAAGGCCGCCGAATACCGCCCGCAGCTACTGGCAGTTCCTGCGGACTACTACGGAAACAGCAGAACGTACTACGGCGACTAACTCAAATAAAATACGACCATGAACGACATAATTGAATCAGCGGATCGTCTTGCAACCTTACTCGCAGAGCAAAACGCTTGTATAGAACGCATATTGGCAATACTGGACAAATAATCACAATTTAAATATCAATGCCTATGAAAACACCATCACTTCCGGGGACACCCGACTATCAACAACTCTACAACGAGGCCATGCAGTACAAGAAGGCTTATTTTGACCTTCTCGACCGTTACTGCGATATGGTTGACAAACACATCGCGGAAACTGACCGTGAGATCGCAGCATTTACTTCCACCTCACTCAAACGCCCTGTCGACCCCTTCATCCTTATGAAAATGGGCGGCAACTCTGATGTCGCACAATGTAAATAGCCGAGCCATGAAGAAAAAGAATTCAGAACCCGACTACAAAGCATTGTATGCACATGCTATGTTGCGGCTTAACGATTCCATGCGTGAAACGCTCCAACTGCGAAAGTACATCCACGCTCTTGAAACGGATGCGCTGAATGCTTATTTAAACAAGTCCAAGTATTTCCAATCGGCAACAACCAAATACTGTTAGTCATGAACAATCTGCAAATATTCAATAACGAGAGGTTCGGGCGCGTACGTATTATTATGTCCGACGAAAATAAGCCTATGTTTCTTGCGAATGATGTAGCGAGATCATTAGGATATATAGAATATCAAAAGGCAATACGCACCCATTGCAAAGGGGTGTCCGAAATGGACACCCCTACCGATGGCGGCATTCAAAGGGTGAAATACATCCCCGAATCCGACGTTTACCGTCTTGTCATGCGGTCGAAGCTCCCGCAGGCCGAACAGTTCCAGGACTGGGTATGCGATGAAGTTCTCCCCGCGATCCGCAAGACTGGCGGATATATGTCAGCCAAAGAGACGGATACGCCCGAAATGATAATGGCACGTGCCGTGCTGGTAGCCAATGACACTATAGCCCGCCAGAAGCAACAGTTGGAGCAGGCACACAAGCAGGTCGCAGCGCTCGCCCCGAAAGCCGAACTAATGGATAAAGTACTGGACACAGACCAGAAGATCGACGTCGGGCAGGCGGCAAAGATTTTGAACCTTCCCTTCGGCCGCAACACGCTCTTTCAACGGCTCCGTGAACGCGGCATATTCTTCTGCAATCGCAATGAGCCTAAGCAAGAGTATATTAACCGTGGTTATTTCGAGTTAAAGGAGAAGTTAATAGATCGCAACAACCACGAATCGTTCACGGTTATAAAAGTCCTCGTGACGCAGAAAGGGTTGGATTTCCTCGCAAGACAATTCGAAGTAGTCCAAACGCCAAAGAAGATGGCACCGATAAAGTAACCCCCGTATACCACTATTTCCACACCACGTTGGGGGCGCCTCGCAGAAATGCGGGGCGTTTTTATTCCCTTCCTTCCAACCTCACTACAAAGTGTAGTTAACTACATCCTAACGGTGTAGTGTAGGAGGGTAAAAAAGTCAGAGAAAAATTTGCATTTTGCTAATACGTGCATTATATTTGCAGCACGAATAAGATATAGACGTACGGGTCTATCCGTATAATGTGTAAATGAAAACAACTGTATAGAGCCCTAAATAGTTATTTTAGGGCTCAATTTTTTTAGCTACTAACTACACTAAATTTATGGCTGCAAATAAATTTTTCCAGCAAGAGCTTTTTAAATTCTCCATTTTCCCAAAATATCAAAGTTGCATTGATGATTTGGCTACAAATCTTGCCGACCCAGAGGAGTGGGACTTTTCAGATGACAAGAGAAAAAGTCACTCTATACTGAAAAATTATTTAGAACACATCTTCCGAAAATTGAGAGCAGAAAACAAAATCTGCTTTACAGCCAATAACGAGTATTGCTGCTTCAATACTGGGCTTGTCACTAAAAACCTGGAAGAAATATTTGCCTTCTTCTTCAAAAATAAAAATCAAGGTGAAGGAGTTCCGCCCTATGTTTTTAAATGTTTTTGCAAAAAAAGCGATGGTGCATTATTGCGAACATTTAAATCATCTTTGCCCAAGATAGCAGATTTTTTTCAAAAACCCGAAGACTTACTTTTTAATCCCAACTGCGAACTTATTCCCGATATAGATCATATCATCCAAGATAACCTAAGTCGTTTCCCAGCTGCTATGCAAGGGAGTGGTGATGCTGAAATTCGTCGCCGGTTGGAAGGGGCTATTGATGAAGCTCGTAAAAAAGTGAGAACGAACTATAAAACTGCGGTGCCCCAATTCTATGGCAATAGGATTCAACTATTGTTGCCACTATGTTTAACTCCCAACTCCCCCAATCCTGATTTAGCATTGGTTGTACATAAAATTGAAAATAACACATATACCGCACGCACATGTCTGACGCTTAAAATGGCTTATAATAATGCCCGATTAATTGTTAAGCCTCAGAGCACATGGTTAAAACCGTAAAATCATACGTAATTTAATACTGCCATTGTATTATGACTAAAGTAGGGAGAAATCCCTGCTTTTTTATTGATATTTTTACAGCTCCCCATTGTTATTAAAATGCACAGTCACACATTTGCACAGAGGCTTGAGGAATCGCCGAGCCCTTGATGCAAATGATTATTTACTCTCCGACAGGAACAGAAATATTGGACGCGCCAGTCACCAAAGAGGCTATCATCAAATATGTCCTCATGGGAGACTACTATATCGAGCTGCCCTTTAATCTCCTTGAACCAACGACATTTGCTCGTGGTTCCTACATCACATATAAAGGCCGCAAGTTCGAGATTATGTCCACGGTGCGCCCGGAGTTCGACAACAAGACCGGCGGCTATAAATACACTCTCAAATTCGAGGCTCAGCAAAACCACATGAAGCGTTTCGTATGCTTCTGGCTGGGTGGGGACAATCCCGAAGCCGTATTTCACAACACCACAGACCTCGAATCTTTCGCGGCGTTGATCGTCGCCAACATGAACAAGCAGCTCGGAGGCGAAAACTGGCAGGTAGGCACGATCACCGTTGACAATCCTAAAGCTACGAAGCTTGTATCGTTCAATGGCGATAAGTGCTGGGACATCCTCAATACGATTGCCGAAACCTTTGAGACGGAATGGTGGACAGAGGAAAACGGCGACCTCGTATCGTTATGCTTTGGCAAACTGGACTTCGGATCCCCCGAAGAGTTCAGACAGGGGAATGTAGTGAAAAACATTCCCGCAAAGAAAGGGGATGATTCGAGCTACGGCACCCGGTTCTACGTCTTTGGCTCTACTCGCAATCTTACAAGCGACTATGGGCAAGCTCCGCAAGGAGGTGAAACGAATCATGTATCTGAAATTCGGCTTCGCCTGCCGGACGGACAGCGGTATATCGACGCAATACCTGGTCTTTCGGGAAGCGACATTGTGGAGCAGGTCGTGTTCTTCGATGACATATACCCCAAGAATACGGAGACTGTCACCAGCATTGAGACCGTAGACCGGGAGATCATCGAAGGGCAAACGGATAAGGCGTATGTCATGTACTGCAAAGACACGCCGTTCCGGCCTTCGGACATGATTAAAGGCGAAACCCTAGGTGCTACCTTCACGAGCGGCAGTCTTATGGGGCGGGATTTTGAGCTAAGTATAAACTACAAACCAGAGACGTGGAAACCGGAGGATGGATTTGATAAGAAGTTCGAGATCATCGCGCAAGTAGAATCATCCGGTGAAAGCCAACTTATCATCCCCAACGAAAGCCTGCATCCCGAGCCTGGAGATACGTTTGTCATAACAGGCGTAAAACTACCTAAAGAAAGGATCGAGGAGGCTGAAAAGGAGCTCTTGAAGGCCGGGGAATCATATGCCGCGAAACACAGCAGCGACACGGACGTATACGACTGCGAAACTAATCCCGTATACTGCCAAGAAAACAAGAAGAATTACGATGCCGGGCAAGCGGTTCGCCTTGTGGATCCACGCTTCGGAGAAAGCGGCCGATTATCACGCATCCAGGGATACGAAAAAAAACTATATAACGAATATATCGCCACATATACGGTAGGCGACAATACGGCATATTCTCGTATCGGCAACATAGAATCGGAGGTGAAGGCAAACCTGTACGCACAGCGCATAGGCGTTACCGAATCGGGAGCCTCAATCTACCTTATCACCCGCTACGATTCCACTGCCGCCGCAGACTACAATGCCTATTCCGCCAAGCGTGCACTATGGGAATTCGCCAACAAACAGTTCCCGGACACATTCAAAGGTAAAATGACCTTTGACGACGGTGCCCAGTTCGGGGGGTTCGCATCCGGCATGACTGGCTTTGGCGGCATAATCGACAAGAAAGGGAACGCAGAGATGCAGAGCCTGAAACTTCGGGGATTCCTGGAGGTACCGGAACTCCGCTACAACCGTGTCGAAATATCCATGGGCGATACGTGGTATGCTCCAAGTGCCGGGATCATCGAAAGCGTCGACACCGAAGCCCAAACCATCACCCTCAAGCTCGAAGAAGGCGAGATCGGAAGTCCTCGGGTCGGGGATATATGTATGGGCATCTTCCACAATTTGAACACTTCGGAGAATGCAACCGCGGATTATGACGATGGCCGTGGCAACAGGCGCTTTGCCGGGTTCGCTACCTGCTATTTCCGCATCACCGAAGAGCTGGATACTGCAACTTACAAGACATTCAAGTACCAACTACGCCCGGCATCGGGAACTTACCCCACCCAATATCATCCGGCGGCGTCGATGACCTTCGTGGGCTATGGCTCCTTCTCGAATGAGGATCGGCAGACCTCCCGCTACGAAACCCGGACATACCAGCGTTATTTAACGGGAGTTTCCGATTGGGAGTTCACTGCGTCCAATATCGCCGCGCAATATGGCGACCTGTCAAACCTGTCCGTATTCGGGATAAACATGACGGGATATTCGGCATACCTGAACAACATCTACATGTCGGGCGTCATTCATCAGTTCACGCCCGGCGGCGAAGAGGTGCCCACGATCATAGACCGCGGAGTGTGGAGCGCCACGGAAACATACAACCGCAACGACGACGTATATTGGAACAACGGGCACTGGCGCTGTCTGGTCGACGGCACCAAGACCGAGCCCGGCAAGGATGCCGAGGAGTGGGTATACTTAGGCGGATACGGGATGCTCGAAACGGTCAGCATATTCAAAAAATCGGAGAGCGAACCGGCGAAACCTACGGAGCTTAAAATACCGCCCGAAGGTTGGACTACGGAGACGCTCCCGATGTCGGATCAACGTCCTACATGGATGTGTACCGGCACCGTTGTCGACGGAGAGGTCAAATCATGGTCTGCTCCTCAGCGCGTATCGGGCGAACCGGGATCCGATGGGAAGGATGGTAAGGATTACGAGTGGATCTTCGCACGCACATCGGAATACAAAGCCCCTGCACAACCGCCCACCTCACAGCAGGACGATTACGTTCCCTCGCCCTCCGAAACCTCGGACGGGCAGGTGTGGACGGACGATGCCGTCGGGCCCGATAGCGACACTCCTTACGAGTGGGCCAGCAAGCGCGTGAAGGTAAATGGCATGTGGGGCAAATTCACCGACCCTGCGCTTTGGGCAAAATTTTCGTTCGACGGAGCGCCGGGTGTCGACGGAACCGATGTAGAATGGATATTCAAACGCACAAGTTCCAACACGGCCCCGAATACGCCGTCTGGCAGCGACGAAGACGGATATGTACCGAGCGGTTGGACGAACAACCCCACGGGCCCGAATTCCGAGCGCCCCTACGAATGGACTTGCGTACGCTATAAGACAGGCGGACACTGGAGCGGATATTCAGCAGCGTCCTTATGGGCGAAGTGGTCATTCGACGGCGCGGATGGTGTGGATGGTGAAGGTGTAGAATACATATTCACGCGTACGGAAACCGAGGATCCGGGCACCGTTCCGGATGTTCCCGATGTTGCGGAATACGATAATCCCCCGGCTCCATGGACGGATGACCCTACGGGAGTAGACGCCACATATCGCTACGAATGGGTGTCGAAGCGCAACAAGGTGGAAGGTGTTTGGGGCGCATTTTCCTCGCCCTCGATTTGGGCGCGGTATTCTTACGACGGGCAACCGGGGAACTGGACATCCTATGTATTTAAAAATAGCGATACGGAGCCAGCAAAGCCGACATCCTCCGACCCCATTCCGTCCGGATGGAGTGACGCGCCCACTGGTGTCGGTATATGGTGGATGTCCAAGGCTACGATAGACGCATCGACCGGAAAGGCCGGGGCGTGGTCGACGCCTATCCGCGTAACGGGCGAGGATGGGGAGCCGGGGCCGCATACTGACTTCAAATACGCCAAGAATAACAGCACCACCACGGCGCCGGCGCTGGTCAAAACGGATCGCACCCCCGCAGGTTGGAGCGACACCCCGCCGTCGCTCTCTTCGGGTGAATATCTGTGGATGACCCAGGCAGAAATAGACGCCAACAATAGTCTGTTGCACCCGACGGTAGGCTGGGCAACTCCGGTACGCATATCGGGAGAGCAGGGCCCTAAAGGTGATGACGGCGCCCCCGGCGAAGACGGCGCTCCCGGCAAGGATGGCTTGCAGGGTTGCATAATCCGCCTCACGGAATGGGCATCGGGAGTGGAATACCGCAATGACCTCGACCTTGTCTCCAATGGCCCCAGATACATAGACATAGTTACGATCTATGCGAACAACAAACAGCTGAAATTCCAGTGCAGCCAGACGCACACTTCGTCTGCTTCCAACAAACCGGCGGCGGGATCCGCGTCGGCATATTGGCAACAACTCAACGACATGGTGCCGATATATACGCCCCTGTTGTTCGCAGAGAATGCCGTCATCAACTTCCTGCAAGGTATGGAGTTCGTGGTGCACAACTCCAAGACAGACATTTCCGTGAATACTATCATCGCAGGGCTCGTGGGTGGCGATATTCCACTGTTCGTCGGGAACAGTACACCGTCGAATGCGCCGTTCAGGGTTGCTAAGGACGGGTCATTCGTGGCCACCAAAGCCGTATTACAGGGACTATCAACGCATCGAGCGGAACGATAGGCAACTTTACAATTGACGAAGGAGCATTAAAATCCACAGACAGCTTCGGTGATATGCTTCTATCTTCCAATCTGATTAAGTTTACAGGCAGTAAGACTAATCTTTATCTTGGAGTCGACACCTGGCCGGCATCAACGGGTGGTGCCCTCTATGGGCCTATAAGAGCAGAAGTAAGCCGCAGCGCAGCCGGCGGCACGGCAGGCAATTACGGAGTGTATATAAATGTCACCGGAGCAGCATTATCGGATGGAACCACTACCGCTGCACGTCAGTCCGGAAACCATGCCTTATATATCCCAGAGGGGTTCATAACGGGTTTCAGGCTGAGGAATGTGCGAACCTCTTCCAATAGAACCCTGACCGACATGGACAGCGTGGTGTTCAGTACGGCTACGAGCGAGATTACGCTGACTTTACCGTCTTCACCAAAACAAGGGCAGATTTATTTCATCCGAAAGGTCGGCAGCGGCAATGTCAAGTTGACGCGCGGGAATACCCAGCACAGGATATGCACCAATTCCAACTCTCAAAACAACACTGAAATTACCTTGGATTGGGGTAAGCTGTGGATCATATTGTGGGATCATATGAACAGTATGTGGACGGCCAACTGGTGCCAATATTAACACAAAAACAGGATATATGAAAACATTGAATTTAAAAGAGTTCAAACTGTTCACCGACATTTCCCGCGCCGGGCATATTGTCGTCGATGCAAGGAAAGAGTTTGCCAACGCCATATACATGGGCATGAACGGCATCGTAGCGCATGACCTGGCATTCCGCATCCTCCACAGCGAAGGCGGCATCGAAGTTTCCGACGAGGAGGAATTGATTATCGTTGATACCGCAAAGATGTGCAAGGCGGTCTTCTACGACAGTATCATGTCCGCTCTCAAAAAAGAATAAACGCTCGAAAGGAATATGAAACGCATCCGGATAGGCAAGGACATAGAGATACATTGGCCGATACTCACCAATGGGCAGCAGGTAGCACTCGAAGGGCGCGACCTGAGACTCTTCGTCCATTTGCCTTCGCATATGGACATTCCCGTCGATTTCACCACCGAAGGCAACACCGCGATTTTCACCATCAGCGGAGCAATGCAAAAATCCATCGGGGTGTACCGTCTCACCATGTGGGAGAATTTGCAGAAGAGAGGGCAAACGGCGGTCGACTACTGCAAGGCCTTCGAATTGGTTCCTACGACACTTTTGGAAGGTGGCGAAGACGAAAGCAACCTTACAACGGAAACTGTCAACCTTGAGGCGTCAAGCCTTGTTATCGGATTGCCCGGCGAGAGTGCTTACGAGGCATTCAAGAAATACAACCCGAATTCCGAACTTACGGAGGAAGAATATGCCGAAGCCCCTATCGACGCTGCAAACGCCGCGAACGAGGCGGCAAAAGCGGCAAATGACGCTGTAAATAAGGTCGGGAATATTGACAAACTCCTTGCCCAAAAGGTCGACAAGGAAGAAGGGAAAGGGCTTTCGACGAACGACTACACCGACCAGGAGAAGGAGAAGCTGGCCGGGCTCTCCAACTACGACGACACGGAGATAAGGAAGGAGTTGTCCGACAAGGCATCCAAGCAGGAACTGACGGAGGCTGCGGCGGGCGCACTGGCTGAAGCAAAGTCGTACACGGACACCAAGACAACAGAACTATGGAATAATGTCAGCGATGTGTTTGACGCCACGTCCGAGGAGCTCAACAGCAACATATCCGGCGGGGATGCGCAGACACTGACCGAGGCCAAAAACTATACGGACAAGGCGATCTCAGAAATTCCCACCCCGGACGTCAGCGGCCAGATCGAGCGGCACAACACCTCCCCCACGGCGCATCCCGACATCCGGGAGCTGCTCAACACCTGCGTAGGACTGCCGGAGTTCAACGACAAAACCTACGAGCTGACCTTCACGACAAAGGGCGGTGCCAAGTTCATCATCGACCTGCCTATCGAGATGATGGGGCTGCATTACAACGAGGATACCCAATCTATCGAGTTCGTAAATGCCGACGGCTCCATATCCTCCATCCCGGTTTCTGACTTCGTGAAAGTATATGTCGGCTCTATCGGTTCCGAGATACAGGTTACGGTCGAAGGCTCCGAAATCCGCGCCTCCCTGCTCAACAACACCGTATCCTGGGACAAGTTGACACTGGCATTGCAGGAGATGATCCAGGGCAAGGCCGACCGCACGGAGCTTCCCACGAAACTGTCCGAACTGGAAAATGATTCCGGATATGTGACTTCGGAAGAATTGAATACTGAATTAGGCTACAAAGACCACGTAGCCTACATCCTCAAGGACTTTACGAAGAGCTATTATAACAATACGGGCTCGGACATCACGGATCGGAGCATGGTCGTTACGCCTACGCAGTCAGGCGTGACGTCGAACTTCTCCCTGACCAGCCGCATCCCGGTCGCAGCTTCGGACTTTATTTTCGTGCGCATGAAGCTGCGCGTGGACAAAGAGTGCTCTTTGCGGATCATTACCTATTCGGACAATCTCGACCAGCGGGGCCGCTGGTTCGTCCTCAAGGCAGACCGCACCTACGAAATCTACTACCGCGGCAAGGCGGCGTCGGTAGCGGGAGGGCTGAATGTGGGCACCAGCATATCCGCAGCCACCAATATCGGCCAGAAGGTCACCATCGAGGATTTGATCGTCACGCTCAATAACTATGACGCATGGTGCGATGCCGAGAGCCGGGCCACGCTGAAAAACTTCGACACGGACTCCTTCACCGTGGACGAGGGCGGGACGGGGCATTTCTTCTCGGTCGCGCAGGCGTGCGACTTCGCAAGGGACGCCTTCGATGTCGTGAACAACGCGGTTACGGTGTTTATCCGCAACGGCCTTTACGATCACGAGGCCCCGAAGAATGTGGCGATGGGTTACCCGTATGCGATCATCAACAAGGGGGCGAACCGCATATCGCTTATCGGCGAGAGCCGCGACGGCGTCATCGTCTCGTATGAGAACAACTCCGTGAACCGCGCCAAGATCATCGAGGCGGGCGGCGAATGCACCATCGCCAACATGACCGTCAACTGCCTGAACGACGAGAGTTATACGGACGCCAGCGCCGGCGGTCACCAAGCCTGCTACTGCATACATATCGATTCGGTCTTTGCCGCATCTGAGCGATATTTCACGACGGTACGGAACTGCAAACTCTTCAGTACGTGCCATTCACCCGTCGGCGCGGGCCTTGCCGACAACCAGACCATTCGGTTAGACGGCTGCGAGTGCGTCAGCGACACGCACGTAGGCACTTCGACGGGCGCGGCCACCATCCACGCAAGCACCGATGCTGCGGCGAAAAATATGGCCGTCGAGATCATCGGCTGCCGCCTGCTGTCGCTCGACGGAACCAAATCGCTCTACATGCCCGACGTGGAGGGCGGCGCTCCCTTCACACAGGTCGACGTCACGCTGCTGGGCAACACCTACTACACGACGGGGCCGGAGATCACCGATGCCGACTTCTTGTCCAGGCACAAGCTCACGCCGTGGTCGGATGCTTCGTTCAGCGAAATTTCGGTTATCGCGCACTCGGACTGCACGCTCGAAGCGCGCGTGACGCACCTCGAAGGGCTACTCGTGGGAGTGCTCTCGGGCAAAGTGCTGATCCCGGAATTGCAGGTGAAGAAGCTGGGCGTCTGGGGCGACAACAACCTGGTCGTCACGGGCGAGGGCGCGCCGGCGAAAGCCCCCGACCGCGCAGGGCAGTTCTATGTCGATACGAAGAACAACGCGGTCTACCACTCCGTGGGTAACGGCGCGGTGTCGGACTGGAAGAACGCTTAAACTACATACAACATGTCACAAGTCAACAAATACGCCAACAAGGCGGGTTACACGGCCGACAAGAATCGCAAGGACACACAGTCGGCGGTATCCTACATCGAGGACGACGGGGCGCTCATCTACGACGGCGTGAACGTCGTAGTGGACAAGCCGGCCGCCGGGGTTGGTGACCTTGCGGTCTTCGACAAGACCACGGGAACTATCCGCTTCGTCAAGGGTGCGACGCTTGTTGCAGAGCAGCTGCCGCCGCAGCTTGTCCCGGTGGCCGTGGTCTATGCCCGGCAGGGCGAGCGGGTGCTGATCGTGTCGCTTCGCAATGCGGCAAGCAGCGTTTGCTGGGCGTACTCTTACGAGGTCGCCCTATCTGGCTTCGAACTGTCTGCGGGGGGAACCTTCACGCTTCGTATCTATAATACCGACCACGCATTCACTTATGCCCCGGGTGCGACGCTCGCGGATATCGCCGCGCAGATCAATGCGGACGAGAAGATCAAAAACACTTATGGCTGGACAGCCTCTGTCGATGAAGCAGGGGCACGAATTGTCATGTCGATAAACACATGGTCGCCCAATTATGTGCTTATCAACGTTACGAATGGCTGCCAAATCACCTATCCTCGGGAGAACGTGAGCTATCAGACAACACTCACGGGGATACTTATCAAAGGAACCAGAGAAGAAATTCGCCGCAAGAATGGTGTGAATTCAAATATGGCAGGTGGTGTCCTCGACCAGTTCGCGGAATATTATTCGGAGAGAGGCCAGGCAGCCACAGGACAAAAGCCGGGAAGCGGCATAGTCATTCGGGAGAGCGTTTTCACCGAGGCCGACAACCCCGATCTGGTTGCCGTGTATCCCACCTACAAGGACTACCTGTTCGCCGAGCACATGGCACAATATCCTACGGAGTTCGGGACGATGTTGCAGGATGGCAAGACCAACACGAACCTGATCGGGCGGCTTACCTTCGAGGATATTTACGGCAAAACACAGTACCGCTACCCGGCTGCCGCCGCAGCCCTCGACTTCGGCATCACCGTGGACGGAATGACGACGGGGCTGGAGGCGGGGGCATGGTGGCTGCCGTCGTCGGAAGAGGTCTACCTGCTGATGCACGACAGGGTGTGTTTCGCCGCTGACGTGGAAAAAGACCCTGTAAACCGTACGCTCTTACGCTTGAAAGCTACCACGTGCTATGGTTATTATTATTATGTCCATACTTCATGCGAGATGCAGGAGAGTTACATCTACATTTATAACGGAAGGGCCGGCTCTCTGGGCTATACAGGCAAGTGTTATAAATTCTCGTCCCGCCCGGTCTGCGCCTTATAATTATCTGAACCATGGAAACACAACGACAGATCGACACCCTCGAATCACGGCAGCTCGAATTACGGGCAGTCATGGCCAAGTCCGACGATAGGGCGGCCAAATGCATCAAGTCCGGCCTTGACTTCCGGGCTACCTATCCCCTGGATTATGAGGAGTACGAAGCGGCCAACGCGGAGTACAACGCGAACGAAAAGACCCTTGCGGAGCTGAGGGCCCGGCGTGCCGAAGAGCTGGCCGCCGAAGAAACGGTTATGGACTTTCAAAATATTGAGCAATGAAGATGTATATGACCAACAAGCCCAACGGCGAGCCGTTCTATCCCGTAACCGTAGCCGAAGCCGTGCTTGTTTCCGAAGGGGAAACTTTAGCCGCGGTGCTGCAACGGCTTGAACAGAGGATCGCAGAATTGGAGAAGTCGGAAGCGGCGCCCGAGGCGCAGGCAGACGTGCTGACCGAACAATAGAATATATCCTATGGAGGAATTGTGGAGGTTTATAGAAAGGTTATGCGAGAAAGTATGGCAGGTGTCGATAGGCGCCCTGGTGTACATGTTTAACGCCATAGCCCCGATACACGACATACTGACGGCCTGCATGATTATATTCGCCGCGAACTTTTTCACGGGCCTGTTCGCCGGCGTGCTCGTGCAGCACGAAGGATTCATATTCCGCAAGGCTTTCAAGTGCATATCCGAGGCTGCGGTAATATCGGGACTGATGGCCATGATACTGCTCGTCGGGGACAACATCGACAACCACGACGGGGCGATGTCGGCGATCTCGCTCGCAGTATATGCCCTGATATATTTCTACGGGGTCAACATCCTCAAGAACCTGAACCGCATATTCCCGAAGAACCGATACATCGACTTCCTGTACTATGTGCTCTCGTTCGAGATGATTAAAAAGATTCCCTATTTGGAAAACTACAAACAAAAACAAAAGGACAAATGAAAAAGAAATGGATCGTATGGAGCATCGTTGCGGCCGTGGCCGTAGTGCTCGGAATCGTATTCCCGCGTTACATCCTCGTGGGGGTTGTTTGTGCTATGGCCGGATGGGTCGGGCATATCCTGTACACTAAACACATCGCGCAATGACACGAGGGCTCAGAAACAACAACCCGCTCAACATCGAGAAGACACGGGGCGGCAATCCCTGGCAGGGCGAGGTCGTGCCGTCGAAAGACAAGCGTTTCGCGCAGTTTACGACGGTGGCATACGGCTATCGAGCTGCCTTCAAGCTGTTGAACAACTACCAGCGTAACTACGGGCTGGACACGATCCGCAAGATGATCGGCCGCTGGGCCCCGTCGGAGGAGAACCACACGGACGCCTATGTCCGCACCGTGGCGGAAAGATCGGGGGTGCCCGCCGACAGCCGGATCACCACGACCAACCGCGACGTGATGGTTCCCATCGTTGCGGCCATGTCGTTCGTAGAGAACGGCGTCGAGGCCAAGATGCTCGACGTGCAGGCCGGGTGGGAGTTGTTTGTAAAAGCATGAAACGCCTGATTCTCTACCTGCTCGCCACCCTTTCGGCCGGGGCCCTGCTCTTCGGCTGGGGATACCGCAGGGGCGCCGCGTCGGTGGTTGTCGAAGAAACGACGCGTATCGACACGGTGTTCTACCCGAGACCGGAACCGCTGCCCGGCACGTACCGCTTCGCCGACATCTCGGTGCCGGTGCTGCTCTTCGCGCCGCCCGACACGGTAACGGAGACCGTCGTTGTGAAAGTCGGGGCAGACAGCGTGCAGATGAAGGTGGCAATGGAAACACGCCCCTACTCGGACAGCACCTACCGGGCACAGGTCAGCGGGCCCCGGATCGGCAACCTGCGGCCGACGCTCGACTGGATAGAAACATACAACTGCACTACCACCCGACAGCAGGTAGTCACCCGGCGGAGCCGCTTCGCCCTGACTGCCGGGATCGGGGCGGCGTACACGCCGCAAGGGTTCCAGCCTACGGTCGGCGTAGGAGTAGGTGTTATTTTATGGCAATTCTGACAGGTATGAAGATAATTTATAACGACATCATCCCCTTCAAGGGATACAAGGCTATCAATCTGTTCGGGATCGTATTTGCCCGCAAGTCCGCCCGCCCGTTGTCGGATAAAAATAAAAACCACGAAGCGATACACACCGCACAGATGAGAGAACTGTTATATGTGCCCTTCTACATCGTCTACCTATTGGATTGGGTATTTCACGGCTTCAAGTACCGAAGGATAACTTTCGAACAGGAAGCATATGCCCATGAAGATAACCCTGAATACCTTGAAATACGAAAACACTACGCGCAATGGAAGAGATGATTTACATATACTGGGATGACTTCCCATCGGTTGTAACCGAATAACGGGCCTTGGGGTACGGGCATAAAAAAGTCCCCAACGCTTTCCCGCATATACCACTATACGATTGTGCCAACGCACCACATTGAGGACTTATTCCTTGAATCGGTGTGTTGGCTTTTTGTATAGTGGTATAACAAATTTATAATAAAAAATCGGGAAAGTATATGCGTAAATCAGAGCTTTTTGCACAAATACTCGAATGTGTTGCATTTGAAACTGAAATAGCTAAGGAACAAATCCTTTCGAAGGATAAATTTCAAGATGTGGTCGATGCGCGCTACATGCTCGTACACTTCTGCCATAAAAACGGCATGTACACCACCGACATCGCCCGGATGATGCGGTTCTCCCGACGCGCCATAGAGAAGATGGTCGCCGGGTTCGATGAACGCAAGCGATACAGCCACCCTATATTCGAAATACAGTGCGAACTTATTGCGAAGAAGTTGCCTCCCATCTGCGCCCCAATGAATTGATATGCCTGCCGCCCGCAGCCACCTTTGCAATGTTGCAACAGGTGAACGCCCGGCCTTGACAGGGGCGGCAATCATTCAATAATTATTAAAAATGGGTTCGGATAAAACTTATATTTTCGATGGAGGCGGCTCGGGTGGCGGCCTTGACATCGCGGCTCTCGTCTCGTCAATGATGGGCAACAAGGGCATGGATCCCAACCTCGTAGCGGCACTCATGAACGGTAACAACAACCGTGGTGCATGGGGCGGTGACGGGTGCTGGTGGATCTGGATCATCCTGCTGTTCTTCTGCTGGGGCGGCTTTGGTGGCAACGGCTTCGGCGGTAACAACGCCAATGGCCTTCCTGCGCAGCTCAACGGTGACGCCGGACGGGAACTTCTTATGAACGCAATCCAAGGGAACGGCGCAGCCATCAATCAGCTGGCATCGTTGCTCAACTGCTCTACGCAGCAGATTCAGAACACGCTGTGCAACATCCAGGGCACCCTCGGCATGTCAAGCCAGCAGATCATCAACGCTGTACAGTCGATGGGATGCCAAATCGGCAACCAGATCGCCGCGTGCTGCTGCGATATGAAGCAGGCCATCAATGGCGTCAATGTGGGCATGGAGCGCGGATTCAGTAGCGTTGCCTATGAAACACAACGTCAGACCTGTGATTTACAAAACACAATTCGCGAAACTTCTCAAAGCGGGACTACAGCGATAATTTCCAAACTGGATCAAATGCAGGCAGCTGCATTGCAGGATAAAATTGATGCCCTGCGCGAAAAGAACAGCACGCTGACCACGCAGCTCAACCTCGAACACCAAAACGCCTACATGGCCGGTGTTGTAGGACAGGCTGTAGCACCCGTGAACGCCGCTGTAGCGGCTTTGCAGAATGACGTGAATAGCATCAAGTGCAAGCTGCCCGAAACGGCTACCGTGCCCTATTCGCCTATTGTCGGTGTGCCTACGTGTATTGCCGCACAATATGGTCTCGGATATGGTGCAGGGTTTGGCTTTGGGGGGAGCGGCGGATTTTGGGGATAATGCTATTATTCGCCGATAGGTGAAATGTTCTTTGACTTACTGATAAGAGGCTTCCCAATCCGAAAGCCAGCGCCAATGAAATCCTTTCAATGTGCGAGTTGGTTTTCGAATGCATTCATATATTCCTCCGATGTGAAATCCGTGTAATTGATGGGCTTCGGATGCTGTTTTATATTTTGCAACCAATATTCCATTTTTAATCTGGACAATTGGCTTTCTGTTTTTCTTGTTGGGTATTCTTCGTGCTTTTGCTGCACACTCTCTTGTGACAGGGTTAAGCATGTTCATTGAACGAGTACACCAACGAAGATTACGTGCCACATTGTTCGTCCGGTTCCCATCTATATGGTCTACATATGCATAGTTATTAGGATTGGGGATGAACGCTTTAGCAACAAGCCTATGGACTAATTCAGTCTTATCTACTCCGTGTAGGGATGTAAGTCTAACTCTCAAATATCCTCCCCGATTTGGGCGAGGAGTTAATATGCGAGGTTTAGTCGTCCAACTATTGTTATTACCTCCGCTCACGCGATGGGATAGCGATGAAACCCTACCATAATCAGATACCGCGAAATAGCCGAGCGTACCATCAATAATACGCCATTCTTCTCCTTCGAGAGCAATTCTCTCTATAAATTCCCGATTTGTCATTGCCAAACAATTTAGTGGTGCCAAACGAGAAAAAGAGGGAAGGACGTTTGGCAAGCCCTTATCAGTTGGTCATGACTCCAACCTATCCCGATGTAAAATTAGTTATAATAACTTAAAATACAAAAATATGGCAGTATTCCCATTTCAGTATGTTAACCGCAGAGGCATACCGGTACTAAAAACTACAGGCGTGACAGTGGAGACCACAGGGGTTGTGTTTTCCTTTCCCAACCACGCATTTGCAAATTCGTGGTACCGGGGACTCGTGCTGGTTGAGTTGGTACAGGAAATCCCTGCCGGCACAACGGGAACACTTCCCGTGCTGTTTGAAACCAACGGGCAAAATAAGAATCTGACGACGTACAACGGAGCAAATGTTACAGTATCGGATATTCCGGGGTCAGGGGTATACCAGATATGGTATGACAAGCAGACCGATACTTTGCAATTGATGACCGGTGCCGTCTGAATTAAAAAAACAATTAACCGAAAGACGGGGAGGAGGGCTCCTTCTCCCCTATCTTTCACAAATCATTAACCAAGATGTTTCAGAACTTGAGAAAAGGCTCCTTAGTCTACGTTTTCGACAACAGGGAACAGCCTAAGTTTTATACAGCCAACGTAAAAGACGTATCGGCACCGTATTTCCCGCCCCAAAAGCCCGGGCAATTCTCGCCGATGCCGCAATTCATCAACATCTCGATAGAGGGCAACGAGCCCTGGGGCGTCCCTATGCAAGCGGACATCGTTTCAAAAGACGGACTTACCGTAGCGACGACACGGGAAGTGTTGAAGCCGACCATCATGGAGGCACAGCAGGCAAGCCGTGACATCGTGGAATCATTCGACAGGCACAAAGCCAACCTGAAGGTCTACGATGAGATCCTGATGCAGCTCGATCCCGAAGCTGCGCGTTCAAAGGAGCTCGAAGCCGAAAACCGGGAGTTGCGGAAGATGCTCGCTGACATGAACGAACGGCTGAGCCAGATACCGACGGCGGAAGAACTGAGGAGCCTTGTCAAGTCTGAACCACCTGCAAAAACAAAGTAACTATGGGTTGGAGAATCATAGGTGAAGGCCGTGGCGGCTTCGGCGGCCACGAAGAGGAGATGGAGCGAGAGCTCCGACGCGCCTACGAAGAAGGCTTTGAAGAAGGCCGGCGTGAAGGCCGTGGCGGATACGGTGAGCGTGGCGGCTACGGACAAGGTGGCGGCTACGGCGAACGTGGCGAGTATGACCGCGGCGGGTATGAGTATGACGACGCCTACGGCGAACGCCGTGGCGTAAGGGGTACAGGCCCCTATTCGCGGTATCGCAGGCGGTAAACCGGAGGGAGGGGGCCGCAGTGCCCTCTCCTATTTTAAATCGAAAAATATGGACAGGTTAGATACACATGAAAACTTCCCGGCAGGGTTCCGGGAATATCTCGAAAATTACGGTTGGCACTTTTCAAAGAAGATGTGCGAATTCGCCGTTTCCCGCATGAAGGACAGGAACGGCAAGAAGATCGAGCCCTATTCTAAGGATAAGGTGGATGCGCTGCTCAAGCAGTACGGCATCGAACTCAAAAAGGACAAGGGCTATGATTGCGTGTACGTCTGCAACATGGCATTGGCGGACTATTTCGGGTCGTCGATACCCAATCCACAATACCTGGCGATGTTCATACGTGACTATATCGACGATGAAGACGGATACGACGGCTTGCCATTTACACGTTACTATGCCGATACCATCGGCTCGGGAACACCCATCCTGTGGGAAGAGATGATGTAGCCATGGAAGAATATCCCCAGATCAGCGAATTCACAAACGACAACGACGAAATCGATGAAAAATATCGCAACGCTCGTCCGTAACCTGCCTGCCGACAAGTACCAGGAACTAGCCGGGGCGGTGAACGACGTATTCGAGAACAAGCGCTTCAACCGGGCACAACGCAGAAGGCTGGCGCGAAACTGGCGCAAGTACGGAAAAAGGGAGGAAAAATGAAGATTCGGGACTTGAGTATTCACAAGTATGGTTGGACGTTGCGCATATATTATGCCGTGACGTGCTACTATACGGGCGAAATACTCAAGTCCCTTACCGACATCGGATGCCCCGATACGGTTCTTCATCGCGTACAGGGGAATATGGAAAAGTGTGAAATGGATACGGGATTCACCTACTCCAACAAGGAGCATCGGCAAAGTGTCATCGTAATAGGGATGCACTCCTCGCCGTGGGAATTTCTCAACAGCTTTGAGCACGAACTGCGGCACCTCGTAGACGATATAGCCCTTACTCTCGGCCTGCCGATGGCCGGGGAAGAGGTAGCATACCTTACTGGCGAAATAAACCAGGCGCTATGGGAAGATGTGCACCAATTCACCTGTTGTAAATGTAATGGACATGGAAAAAGATGACACCCAATACTGGATGGCGATGCTCGAAGTGAGCGAATGCTGCGCACCCATATTCGCTGCCGTCGTATGCGAGTTGATGAATACGATGTAGTTATATTTCCGGGATTAAATCAACGGCTTCACGCTTCTTTTCGTCAATGATTTTTGCGTATATCTGAGTTGTTTGGATATTAGTATGACCGAGCAACTTAGATACAGTGTATATATCTGTCTTATAAGTTATTAGCAATGTTGCAAAAGTGTGACGCGACACATGATAAGTCACATGTTTTTTTATGCCCGCTTTTTTAGCCCATTTATCTAAATATTTCTCAATCACCCATACCATTGGGAGAGAAAATATAATCCCGGTCTCACATTCTGTTTGAGGCAACTGATTTAAGGCATTTGCAGAAAGGGGCACCCAAATTGGCGTGCCTGTTTTTTGCTGTATTACGCGCACTTGCCTTTTATCGTCATCTATCCATTCAATATCTTCCCATCTTAATTTCTGAATGTCCGACAAGCGCAACCCACAAAAGCAACTGAATAAGAATGCCCTTTTAACCATATCATATTCGCAGGGCGTGTTAATCAACTTTTTGATTTCCTCCATCACAAGAAACGTGCGCGGTTTATTTTCGGCTTCTGGACGGTCTTCTGCCGATATGGAATCAGCAGGATTTTTTTCGATAACCCCCTCTTTGACAGCCCTATTCAAAGCTGTAGATAATACTTGAAAATACAGCGCCCTGGTTGCGCCAGTTAATAACTTTCCTCCACGCCCTCGGACTTTGTTAAGGTATTCAATATACCCCTGCAAATATTGCTTGTCAACCTGTTTGAATGTAATTTTGTTCCCAGAGTATGCCACCAGATGATTTATTGAATTCTTGATGCTCTGAGCATACATCCTCCCTCCCTTTTCCAGGTATCGTGCCGATTCGGATTGCAGATAATCAATAAAACGTAACTTAACCTGCGCCTTTGAATTAGAAAAACCATGAGAGCGATTCTGCATTTCAACGATTTTTTCAGATTTTATAGCATTCGCCAAGCTAAGCGTCTCTTTATTTTTTATCCTATCAGCATTCGAGTGTTCTGGGATAAGATATAAATGTAAAAAATCATAAACACGATGCCCAGACTGGTAAATGTCAAGATATAAAGAAATATTCCCATTCTTTAATAGTTTGCGTCTTAATTTGACTGGCTCTTTAATCTTTGCAGTAGTCATGGGTAATGAGTTTACCGCGAAGATAGTAATAATTTGAATTTAGAGTAACAAACGAGTAACAAATTGACGACAAGTAACAACAATATGACGATAGAGAATACACTAAAAATCACATTGTCAAAAATAAGCAAAGCCCCATAAAACAGGGGCTTTACTTGTCATTTGTTAATTAGTATTTGTCGTGAGTTTGCTGCATTGATTTACGAGCCGAAGTTGTCGTAGATAATATATTATATACAATGTAAATCAAACACTTAGGTTATATCTTGGGAAATCAGGTAACAAACGAGTAACAAAAAGCATAAAACAGCCCCTTTGCTACACAAATCTCGCACAACAAATATACTCAATTTTTATTATATACATATTGTGCAGCTTGTTGCTCTACCTCCTCATCCGTAGACACTCTAATTTGAAGCATCCAGTTTTCTAATTCTTTTTTGTTAAAGTAGGTTGATTTGCCTTTTTTATAATGAGGAACTTGTTTTTTACTGACGAGACAATATAAGCGAGATTTTGACAACCCGGTAAGTAAAGCTGCATCATCCATATTTAAGGCGCTTTTAGCTCCCAACAATAGATACTGCTTTATACTCTTTAATTCTTCATAAATATCTTGTTCCATATCCACCTAATTATTTAAAATGGCAACTCCTGTTGCCGTCCGTCAATATGATCTCTTTCCTTTGTTTTAAACCTCCGCCACGAAATAGGCGGATTCGGTTCCCTGTATTTACCCCGCGTGGCTCGGCGCCTGTCGCGCTGCGCCCGCAAAAACTGGAGCTTCCTCTTCGCTTGGTTGATCCGATGATTGCATATGCCATGTATAATTATCATCAGTTCTTCCCGGCTCAGTTCATTTGTCCATACCGTATAGTCGGCGATAGTTGGCCGCCCTTCCGCCCTTCTCCCCATTTGCTTTAATCGAAATAAGTTGCTACCTTTGGAGTGATGTGTCAAAGGTGGGGCTTGAGAGCGCCACAAACGCAAAGGGCTCCGGATCAGGGAGCCCTTTACATTGCCGGCTTGATTCCGGTAAAGGCGATCATAACTATTATTGCCAGTATTACGACCAGCCAAACTATTATGGTTGTAGGCCTTTCATTATATTGCTTTTTCATAATTTCTTCTCCGTTTTCTCCAGCTCTTCAAGGACGGCATCAGCGTATGATACGGCATCGGCTGCTACAGCTTCGAATACTGTAAGGTTCTCATTTTTCTGCATTTTATCTTGATTTTGCGAGAATCTCGATATTTCAACAATTCGAACTCGAATTGTACCACTTCGGTTTTGGGAATCTTGTAGTGAAGGTTATTTCATTCACTTCCTCGCATTCGATCATATAAGCCTCCGGCCATAGCCCCTTTATTTGCTCGACATTTTCGGCATAGGCGACAATAACGAAAGCGTCGACGCTTTCGCCCGTACACCAATACGGATACTTGATCGGCCATTTAACTGGCCGATAATCGTTACCGCAATCTTTGAATTTGATATAGAATCTTGCTCGTATCATTTCTCCCTCTTTTTGAAATGTTCGATAATCTCCTCAACCGTGGCCTTACGGGCGGGGATACCGACCCGATGCTCCAGCAAGCATTTTTCGAAGCTCCCAATGGGTGCATACAGCCCTTGGTTTACCCATGCCTTCGCTTCCTCCGCGATAAACCACTGCTCGCGGTCGTTCTCGTCGTTCATCGCCGCCAGTGCCTTAAACAGCTCGATATTCTCGCCGCAGTCTATGGCAGGGTGTCCTTTGGCAACATTTTCAGCCTTGAACTGGTCGATGGAATATCGGGTTTCCTCGTCGTAGTCGCAGATCCCGTGCACCTCGTAAGCGATTTTAAGCCGATCAATCCCACAGCAATGCAGGGTGTTACAGCCTCCAAACAAGCAGCAGGAGCATACATAATACCCGATTCCTTCCAACCATTCAGTCAGCTCCTTTCGCTTTTCCGCATCCTCGACACGGACAAAGCATGGGGTTGTGAATTTCATGGCTCCTTTATAAACGATATACCTACAACACAGCCTTCGGCATTACCCTCATTCGCAGCCTCGACAACCGCATTCGGCATATTAGGCACATCAACTACATAAGTTTCACGTACTGTCTCTATATCACCAGTAAATTCATACAGACACTTAGGTTTACACGGTCTGCATATTGTAATTGCTAATTTCATACTATTTCACCAATTCAAATTCGTAAACCACCACCCACGGGTTCCGATCCCATGTTCCACGGCCGGACACCTTGTCGATAAGAGCGGCAAAGGCTTCTCTGGGTGATTTATAATCACAGATCAGGAATTGTTTTGTGTCTATAAAATAGTATGGGTATTCTAATGCTTGCGAACCTGCATACACTCCTTCCTTTATGCACTCCTCGTCCGAAATATCCCGCAACCGCTCGCAGCGGATTCCGATGATGCGGATTTGGTGGGGCATTAGGTCAGCACGGACGAACATTTTGTTAGTACTTCCGGGCACAAACGCCAAATCCGTAAATTCCCGCACCACATCGTTGTAGCATTGCGCCACGGCCACGACCTCGCCGACCTTGTAGCGCAATTTCACGATGATATTCTCCCCATTGGCAACTGCATATATCTTCCCATCTTTGTCGGGGAGGACGCGCCCCATAACCATGTTGACCGGAAAGTCGATCCCAGCCATAATTTGCGTCGCCCTGGTCTTGCGTTCCTCGATAACCGCGTTTGTATGATGGTATCGGTCGTTAAACATTATCTTCTGCATGGTTATTCAGTTTTAAGTAATTCCGGGTTGTCGTGAATATTGCCAATTACTTCGCAACATTGAGCCATCCATGATACGCTTTGTGCTTCGGCAATAGGAGAATACGGATATAACGGCGACCTATGGTCATAGCCGAACGATACGGGATTATCCTCAAAAGCGAGACCGCCGGGAACTCGGAAGACGGATCGCACAATTCCGCTACCGTCTTCTTTGAATATATCTCCCTCCCAAATATCATTTCCGTTCTTGTCTTTGAGTTCGGTAAACTGCCCGATTGTATTTTTATCAACCTGTATATATTCTACCCAACGCCCCGGCCCGACAGTACCAATCATTGGAATATGGTCGTCATCCCCAATTTGCAGGTCGCCATATATCCATTCCCCATTGTCGAGGCGCTTGCCTCGGAATTTAATCTCTCGCATAACTATTCTTGTTTGAGGTTGTTAATTCTGTCGATCTCGACCTTCAAATTCATCTCTGCACTACGCACATCCCGTTGCAATTCCTCCAGCCGAGCTATTTGCTCCTCGTCCATCCGCGGGCATCCCCGCAGCCAGCTGTCGTAATTCGGGGTGTTCAGTTTGCCGTCACAAATCCCTCCGACACGCATACAGTAGTCGTAGTACTTGATGTATTCCTCCTTCGGAGCGTCTCGGTCGATGTCCGTCAGCATATCGGCCATGCTCACGAATAGATCGCCGACCTCTGCAATTCCTCCGGGGTCGTCGCCTACCCACGCATCCGGCTCATAATCGTAGCCGTGCTTTTCGCAGAAAGCGGCCAGATAGGCGTTGCAAACCGCGTTGTAACTTAGTCTCAGTTCCTCGCGTGTAAGTTTCATTAAAATCGTCTCAACGTGGTCAGGCATATCACTGTAAGGTTGTTTATGCACCCGTCGATAAATTCCCTTGCTCATGGTTAGGATGTTTTAGTGTAACGCCCACGTCTTGTGCATTGCAGCGATCAGGTCTATATACCCTTTGTATTCCTCCATCTGCTCGGGACTATAGCCTTCGGCCTCGCCAATTTTTCGGAAATGCTTCTGCCACTCGGAAATGGTGTAGCGTTTGCAGCCTATTTGAATAACATCCTCACCCCAATAGGATACTGTATGACGAGATGCGCTGATAAATAGCGATTTCGGAACATCGCACCCGTCGCCCAGTTTGCACCCGTTGCCCAGTTCGCACCCGTCGCCCAGTTTGCACCCGTCGCCCAGTTCGCACCCGTCGCCCAGTTCGCACCCGTAGCCCAGTTTGCACCTGTAGCCCA